TTGGTAGAACTGCTAGTGGTAAAGGAAAGGCAAAAAGATTTGGGTTCACACCTCTGGGTAATTCAATATCAAATAGAGGTAAGAGGTTTACAACATGAGTATAAATAGAATATTAATTGACCCTCAATTTAATCCACAGTCTCAAGTAGACATTAATTCATCTACTAAACTTGCATCTGGTATTACGATGGCAAAGTTTCTAGGTTCATATGGTGATAGGACATCGTTTAATCACGAATCATTTGCTTTTGTAAGAAGACAGATAGCAAGAAATTTAGTATTACATGCAATGGCAATAAAAACTATTACAGAGAATCCCATACATTTTAATGATGTTCGATTGATTGTTAGTGAAGGTGTTCTAGATACAACAGAACCAACGTATAGACCTGCTGATGATATATCCACGCAGAAGTCTAAAGGAGAGTTGATATACTATCAAGTGATTGGGCAGGACGGAAGGATTGACTTTGAGAAGACCTTTGAGGTTGCAGAATACTGGAAAGACTTTATTGAGTATGAGAAAATTATCTTAGACTATGATGAATATAATAAGGATGAAAGTCTAACTGCACAGATAGGATTACTCATGCCAAGTATACCACTTGATTTTAAAGTTGAGTTCAAAAAAGAAATAGAAACACAATTTAATAATAACCTTCAGAGTTTTGGTGAACTAGTAGAAATTTTACCAAAAGATTAGAAAAACCTTATAAATAGTATTATGGCAACACGAAGAGCATTCGCACAAGAAGATACTACTAATTTACAAACCGCAACAGTTGCGAGTAGTAGAATTAGACAGTATAAAGATATTGACCTTGCGTTCAAGGCAAAACCCTCTTCTGGAGAGATATTCAAGAAGACGGATGCTTCTGCCGTAAAACAAGCAGTTAAGACTTTGGTTATGACTGACCTTTTAGAAAAACCTTTTCTTCCTGATTTTGGGGGAGATGTAAGGGGTCAATTGTTTGAATTAGCAGACAGGGGCAAGTCAGGTGTATTAAGAAGAAATATAGAAAGAACAATTAATACCTATGAACCTAGAGCAAAGATTCTAGATTTAGAAGTCGATTTACAACCTGATAGACATTCTCTTAATGTTACAATAAAATTTGAAGTAGTGAATACCGAAGAAACAGTAGAGTTTACTACAACACTGAATAGGTTAAGGTAAGATGGCAACAACAATAAAATCAACCGCACTTTCATTTGATGCGATTAAGAACAATCTAAAAACCTTTTTAGCAGATAAACCTGAGTTTGCTGATTATAACTTCGAAGCATCTGGTCTATCTAATATTCTAGATGTTCTTGCTTATAATACTCATTATAATGCATTGACTGCTAACTTTGCTCTTAACGAATCATTCCTAGGAACTGCACAACTTCGTAGTTCTCTGGTATCCCTTGCTGAAGGTATTGGATATATCCCAGACTCAAGGACTGCATCAAAGGCAATATTGAATCTACGATTAAATTTGTCTGGTGTTAGTGGTAGACCATCAACAGTACAGATTCCGTCTGGTTATAAATTCAACTCTGTTGTTGATGACACTACCTTTGTATTCCAAACTATTTCAGATATTACTGCAACAGATGATGGTGCAGGTATCTACGAATTTCAAAACTCTACTGGTAGTAAAAACATAGAAGTTTTTGAAGGTACAAGCAGAACAAAAACATTTCTTGTTACTAAATCAAGTGACAACCCAGTTTATATAATTCAAGATGAAGAATTAGATATCGATACCGCAGTTGTAAAAGTATTCGATACTCCATCCTCATCTGCGTTTACTACATATTCAAACTTATTGAAAGCAACAACAATCAATGCAAACTCAACAGTCTACATTTTAAAAGAATCACCTAATGGTAATTTTGAATTATCTTTTGGTAACGGTGTAACTCTTGGTCGTGCGCCTGTTGATGGTGGTAAGATTAGTATTACATATATTGCTACAAATGGTGATGCAGGTGATACTGCAAAGGTATTTGAACCGCAAAGTAAAGTGAATGTTATAGGGACTAATTATGACTTGACGGTCACAACTCATGCAAGAGCAGTCGGTGGTGGTGAAAAAGAGAGTGTTGAATCTATTAGACTTAATGCTCCGTTTCAATATGCATCACAAAATAGAATGGTAACCGCAGTGGATTATTCTGCCTTGGTTCTAAAAAACTTCTCAACTCTTATTAAAGACATCAAGGCATTTGGTGGAGAAGATGCAATCAATGCTGAGTTTGGTGCAGTATTCCTTTCTGTATTATTTAATGATGATGTTAGTACGGTGACGATATCAGATACTAAAAGTCAAATACAAGACCTCGCAAAACAATTATCAGTGGCATCATTCAAACTTAGATTTGTTGACCCTATCAAGACATTTATAGAATGTAAAACATTCTTCCAGTTTAATCAAAACTTAACACAGTTGTCTCGTAACACAATTCAAGATAAAGTCAATACAGAAATTAAAAACTATTTTACAACTAACACTGGTAGGTTTGGTCAATCATTTAGAAGGTCAAATCTATTATCATTGATTGATGAATCCTCACCTGCAATCCTTTCATCTCGTATGGAAGTTAAAATGCAGAGAAGATTTACTCCTGCACTTACAGTTAGGCAAGACCATACAATTAGATACGCAACACAAATTGCTGAAGCAGATGATAAGAATCTTATTATTGAATCATCATCATTCTTGTTTAGAGGTAAGAACTGTGTATTAAGAAATAAATTAAATTCTAATAAATTAGAAGTATTTAATGCAGAGGATACTAAAGTTGAAATTGATAATGCAGGTGACTTCACTGCTGACACAGTAAACATTGTTGGTCTTACAGTCGATAACTTTGTTGGAGCAAATCAGTTTATTAAACTATCAGTAACCCCTGCAAACCAAAGTGCGGTAACACCGTTAAGGGAAGATATCATTGAGTTTGACACAACACAATCGTTTACTAAGATTGTTGATGTTGACCCTAATGTGACAAGTTAAGATGACTCATAAGCAAGACGATACACTCACGGATATTAATAGAAGAGAGATTGCGTTTCCCAAGAACACAATCAAAGAGATTCTACCTTCGTTCTTTAGAACTGAATATCCTAAATTAATTACTCTGTTAGATGAGTATTATCATTATCAAGATGATGATACTTCACCTACAAAACTAATCAATGAGTTGTTCTATAATAGAGACATCACACAAACAGATTTAGATTTACTTGAGTATATTGAAGATGAATTACTTTTGGGTCAAGCATACTTCGAAGGGTTTGCTGATAAAAGAGCAGCTGCCAAATACTCAAACACACTGTATCGTTCTAAGGGGACTAAATATTCTATTGAACAATTCTTTAGAACTTTCTTCAGTGTTGACCCAGAGATTATTTACACTAAAGAACAAGTGTTTAAATTAAATGGTGGAGATGACTTTAGAGAAATAGAACTTGAAGCACTTGAAGAAGCATCAAAGGGGAGTTCAGTATTCCCTGCTACAGAATATGGTCAACTAGATAGTGACGGAGCAAGAACAAAGTATCAAACATACATCAATGAAACTTACAGACCAACATCACAAATTGGATTTGATTCACAAAAGTTTTTAACAAACAATAAATTATTTCAACAGTTTGCTATTCTGGTTCGTTCTGAATTATCACAGTCTGAATGGATTCAACCATATAAATTGTTTGTCCATCCAGCTGGAATGTTTATTGGTTCTGAAGTGCAGATTATATCTCAGGAAGAAGATACTATAATTGCACCAAATGTTGTAATTACACCACCACCACCTATTGCAATTACAGGAGTAGTATCAATGGGAGACACAGGTGTATCAGATGTTACATCGTTGGTTGATGATTTCAATGTAGATTCGGCAGGTATTCAGTCTAGAATTAGAACAGAATTCTTTAACCTAAATAAGATGTCTGCTAAAATAATTAATGAGATTAACTTACAGTATAGTTCAATTCGTGAAGCACAAATTGCTTCTTCACCTACACTGGATGACACAAGTATAGATTTTTCTAATAACTTCGCATTCGAAACTATAGACCAAGATAGACATGTATTTTATAGTGCGGATTCTGACCAATATTTATTGAACTTGGGTCATCTTAGTTAGTAAACTAGTATAAATAGAGTAAAGTATATTATAGGTATATAAATGGCAAAGCAAACACTGAACAGGGGTACTACGGCAAATGATGGAACTGGGGATAGTCTCAGAGTTGCCGCCCAAAAAATAGATGAGAACTTCACAGAACTTTACGCAAGGTTCGGTGGAGATAGTCTCAATTCGACAGTAACTTTGACTGCTCAAGGAGTAGAATTCGAAGGAACTTCTGCTGACTCTAACGAAACTGTTTTACATGCCGTTAATCCTACACAAGATAATATTCAATATTTGCTAGATGATTCTGGAACTATTGTTCTAGATTCTGCATCTCAGACATTATCAAATAAAACTTTAACTACTCCTACTATATCTTCACCAAAGATTCAGGACGCAGATGTAAGTCATACATACAATGTTGTTGCAGGTGGATTATCTGCTAATCAAAATCTAAACATTCCTGCATTGTCAGATAGTGACTCATTCGTATTAGCAAATACAACGCAAACATTAACAAACAAAACTATCGATGGTTTATCATTTAACAACGCAAAGATTGGTGGTATCAATCTAGGTTCAGTATTCTTTGATAGTGCATCAAACGAAGCATTTACATTTACTAGAGTTGCAAGTGCGGTAAACCATATTGATTTCAAAAACAATGCGACTAGTAATAGTCCAAGAATTAGTGCAGTAGGTGATGATACTAATATTTCACTTGACTTTGCAAGTAAAGGAACATCAACATTACATTTAGTAACTGCTACTTCTGTTGAAAAAGGTACAGATATCACAGGTGACACTGCGATTGTATTAACACAACCACACACTGTATTCAATAGTGGTTCACAGATTGTTCCTACATTAGCAAATGGAACTAAAACAGGAACTTTGTTATTCTTGAGTAATGTGAATAGTGGACAAACAAGAGTTACTCCTTCAGGGGGTTCATCTAATATTCAGGGAGTTAGCACAGGTAGTGGATATATTCAAATAGACCAAGGTGAAGGATGTATCTTAGTATGGAACACAGGAGAAGGCAAGTGGTTTATGGTCGGTAATAACGGAACTACTTTTGTAAACTAGGTAAATTAAAATGGCAATTTTAACAACGAAACAGAAAAAACTAGCAATCGAACAATTGATTGCAGACTTTGATTCATCTACAAATGCTTATTATATAGGTATTGGTAGGTCAGAAGATTGGAATGACTCTGATGTAGCACCCACTGCTCAATCTCATTTGTATGAGGAAGAGGATTTTCGTGATGGATTGCAGTCTGTTAAAAAAGTTATAGACAGAACTTTTATTGTACCAAGATACAACTGGTCATCTGGTGCAATTTATTCTGCATATGATGATAAGCAAATAGGGTATCCTACTCAGACATATTATGTCATGAACGATAATAACCAAATTTACATTTGTTTACAACAATCAAAAGACGCAACAGGAAATGCACAAGCATCAACAGTGCAACCAACTGGTAATACAACTGGAGCTCCATTTGCTACGGCAGATGGTTATATCTGGAAGTTTTCTTATTCAATCTCTGCGATTGATGCTAACAAGTTTGTCGCCGCAAACTTTATTCCTGTAAAACTACAAACTGCAACAGACTCAAGTTCACAAGCATCTGATATTGAACAATTTACCGTTCAGAACAATTCAAGAAAAGGAGAAATCCTTGGATTTGCTATTGACTCAGGGGGAGCAGGATATACGTCTAATCCAACATTAACAGTAAATGCATATGGATATGATAGTGCATTAGGATTCAGAGGTACTGATTCCGCAGGTGGGGGCGGTAGACTTACTGGAACAACACTTATGGAAATTGCTAAAGGTGGTTTAACCATCTCTGGTGGTATTGTTGTAAAAGCAGAAATCATTGATTCCTCTGGAACACTTATGTTTGGAAGTGGACAAAGAAAAGCAACAGTAACAGTATCAGGTGGTGGTTCACCTACTAAACCTGCATCTGTCAGACCAATCATAGGATGTGATGATGGTATGGGTGCAGACCCAAGAGATGACTTGAAATCGACTGGACTTATGATGTCTATTAAGGCAACTGGTTCAGAAACCACAGATGGTCAATCAGACTTTGTGGTGGGTAATGATTTCAGAACAGTTGGAATTATTAGAAATCCACTGCAAACAGACTCATCTGCTAATGGTGTAGTATATGCAGAAAATACTGGTCTTGCTCTGAAAAAACTCAAGTTCTCTTCAGTAACTCAGGCATTTACTTCAGATAATAGAATTAAAGGTGCTACTAGTAATGTAGAAGCACTAATAGATAGAGTTGATTCATCAAATGTATTCTATCACCAAACTAGAAATACTGGATATGGTGACTTTGCTACAGGTGAATCAATTTCAGAAATAAATGGTAATGGTGCAGGGTTGTTAGATTCTTCACAAGCACCATTCATAAAACCAGAGATTGATACTCGTGACGGTGAAATACTCTATATTGACAATAGAGCATCGGTGACTCGTGCAAGTGACCAAACTGAAGATATCAAAGTCGTAATACAAATTTAGGGTATAAAAGATGCCAAATACATTTACAGAATCAGTTTTCTCATCTACTTACAAGGATGATTTTAAAGATAGTGATAATTTTCACAGAGTCTTATTTAATTCTGGTAGAGCATTACAAGCAAGAGAATTAACTCAACTACAAACTATTATTCAAGAAGAGATTGGACGATTTGGTCGTAATATCTTCAAAGAAGGTGCTTCTGTAAATCCAGGCGGGCCTACTATCACTAGTGATTATGAGTTTATTAAAATTACATCGACAAATATTCCTACAGATACATCAACACTGATTGGTGCAACGATTACACAATCTGGTGGAACAAACAATTCAATTCAAGCAAAGATTCTACAATTTGTCGGAGCAGAAAACTCTGACCCAGATACACTTTATGTTCAGTATATTAACACTTCTGGTGCAGGACAATCAACTACAAACCCAATAAGGTTTAATGCAGGAGCAACACTTACAGGCCCTGCGAGTGGTAACCTTACTATTCAATCTGTAAATACAACAGAAAACCCTGCCGTTGGTCAAGGATGTTTGATTGCAAACAGTGCAGGTGATTTCTTTACTCGTGGACATTTTGTTTTTGCAAAAGCACAAAAGATTCTACTTTCTAAGTATACAAGATTTCCAACTAAAGTTGTTGGTTTTAAAGTAACAGAAGATGTTATTACTTCTGCTGATAATACTGCCTTGTTTGATAACCAAGGTTCAGTACCTAACTTATCATCGCCTGGTGCTGACAGATATCGTATTCAACTTACGTTGACAACAAAAGACCTGATTGCAAATGATGAAAACTTTGTTTACTACTGTGATGTAGTAGATGGTAATATTGTTGACCAAGTAAAAGGAACAGACGATTACAACAAAATTAACGAACTTCTAGCACAAAGAACTTTTGATGAATCAGGTAATTATATCGTTAAAAACTTTGACGCAGACTATACTGATTCAGGCACAAATCTTATCGCATCAATCGGTGATGGTGTTGCCTATATCAATGGTTATCGTGGTGCTACAGAGAAACCTACAAAACTTACAATTCCAAAACCTAGAACTACTATTACAAACACCAATGAGAATGTAGGTATTAACTACGGTCAATATATTAGTGTTGAAGGTGGTGCTGACATTTCTGGTGACTTGTCAGATGCTACATTCGAAGAACTAGTATTAGTTGATTCTACTGGAACAAATGCTAAACTAGGTGGAACAGGTAATGGTGGTAAAATCGGAACTGCTAGATTAAGATATCTAGAAGAAGATGGTACTGACCATAAAGCATATCTATTTGATATTGAAATGGACGGTGGTAAGTCATTCCGTAATACTAAGATGATTGCTAGGTCTGGAGAAACTAATCAGTTTGCCAAGGTTGTCCTAGAGAATTCTAAATGTGTTCTAAAAGAATCACAAAAAGTAAACCTAATTTATCCTACACCTAATCCAAGACCTAAGTCTGTTACAGATGTAGACTTTGAAGTTCAGAGAGTATTTACTAACTTATCACCTACTGGTGGTAAACTTACTCTTTCATTATCTGTTACAGGTGAAGCATTTACATCAAAAGATACTTGGATTGTAATTAGAGGTGATGGTACAAGTGGAGCAACTGTTGTATCTCCGACAATTACTTTAGGTTCAGGTAATACTTCTGTTGAAATATCAGGGGGAACTCCTGCTCTTTCAGGTTCGACTGGAACATATGCAGTATATGCAAAAGTCCAGAAGAGTTCACCAACACTTATTACAAAAACACTTACTACTGTAGAAGCAGGTATAACCTCAAGTGGTACTGAAGTAAACTTACATAGAACAGACTTGTTTGATGTTGAATATATCAGACAGGATTCGGCAAATGGAACTGATGTTTCTAACCTCTTTACTATTGATAATGGTCAGAGAGCAGGTTTTTATGACAATGCAAGGTTGATGTTGAACGCAGGTTCGACAATGCCTTCTACAACTTTTTATAAGTTTAGACACTTTGTCCATGGTAATGGTGATTACATGTCAGTTAATTCATATACTGGTCAGGTAAATTACGAGGACATTCCAGGCTTTGTTACACCTAGAAAAGCAGAAGTTAATTTGCGTGACGTAATTGACTTCCGTCCAGTGGTAGATTCCTCTGGTAACTTCAGTGGAACACGAGCAATTGCTATTGAACCACCTACAAGTTCTGATATATTTCAAGCAGATATTGAATACTATCAACCTCGTTCTGATAAGATTGTAGTAACTACTGATGGTGTAATCAAACATATTCAGGGACAAGATGGATTTGGTTCACAAGTTCCAGATACTCCTGAAAACACATTAGCACTGTATAACCTAGAATTAAACGCATATGGTCTAAATGATTCTGACTTGGTATCAACTCCTGTCAGAGCAAAAAGATTTAGGATGCAGGATATTGAAACACTCGAAAACAGAGTTGATAAATTAGAAGAAGTTACATCTCTAAGTCTTCTTGAGAACTCTACTGACTCACTGTTGGTATTGGATGGTTCTGGTAATATCAGAACTAAATCAGGGTTCTTTGTAGATAATTTTGCAGACAGAAACTTCTCAGATACAACTAACTCAGAATACAGAGCAGGTATTGACCCATCAAGAGGAATATTACAACCTGCAACTTTTGAAGATAATATTGGTTTAGTATATGACTCAGATAAGTCATCAAATACTATCTTGAAAGGTGATACTATTTACCTGAAGCATACTGAAGTTCAAGCAATAGCACAAGAACTCGTATCAGGTGTTGAGAATGTAAACCCATTTGCAGTTATTACAGGTGAGGGTAATATTACTTTATCACCTTCTACTGATGAATGGACACAGACAAAGTATGCTCCTGCAAATGTAATTAATAGAACTGCTGAAGAAACACTTCCAGACCTTAACGAAGGTAACCTTGCACTTGGTACTGCTCGTAACAGAGGATTAGGTCAATGGGCATGGAGTGGATTCACCTTTATTCCTTTATTAGGATTTGGATTTGAACCAGAAATCAACATCTTTGGTGGTTGGGCAAACTGGATTACATGGAATAATAATGGTGTTACACCTACAAATACTAATAGAGTTGGAAACAATATTGTAAGACAATTCTCACAAAGAGTTGTTGTTGGTAGCAGGACAGTAAGAAAACTTGTTGGTGATAAATCCGTATCATTAACATTCTTACCTTTTATTCGTTCTAGAAAAGTATTCTTTAAGGCAGAAGGTCTTAGACCAAATACTAGATACTTCCCATTCTTTGATGGTAAGGCAGTTGACAACTTCGTAAGAACAGAGACCTTCCAGAGAGCATCAACTGCTTCTTCTGGTAACTTGGCATATGGTAATAAATTTAGAAATTCAAGTGAACATCCACAAACTAAATCTACTCTAACCTCAGATACTAGTGGTGAGATTGCAGGGTCATTCTTTATTCCTTCGTCTACAACAAACAGATTCCGTGCAGGAACTCGTGAGTTTAAACTTCTAGATGTAAGTGTAGACAATGGTAGTGAATTATCAAGTGCATCTGTAAACTATGTCGCACAAGGAACATTAGACACAAGACAAGAAACAATCACCTCTACTCGTATTACACAGGTAAGAACACGAAGGTGGACTGAGACTCAAAGGGTAAGAAGAAGAGACCCACTTGCTCAGTCTTTTGCCGTGACCACTGGTGGTGGAATGTTTGTCACCGCAGTAGAGTGTTTCTTTGCAAGTAAAGATACTTCTGGAGTACCAGTAGAACTACAAATCAGACCTATGGTAAACGGTTCTCCATCTGCTACTGATATTATCGGTAATGCAATTAAATTCCTTGCGCCTGGTAGTGTAACCACAACTGCTATATCTGGTGCAACACAATCAACTGTAGTTGCTAACCCAACTAAGTTTACTTTTGATGAACCAGTATTCTTGAATCCAGATACAGAATATGCAATTGTTCTCTTGGCAGAATCAATTGAATACGAAGCATATGTTGCAGAAACATATGCCTTTGAACTAGGTTCAACAGAGAAAAGAATTAGCAGACAACCTTCTATGGGTTCATTGTTCAAATCACAGAACGGAACAACATGGGAGCCTGACCAGACTAAGGACTTAATGTTCAGAATTTATAGAGCAGACTTTGACACCAATGGTGGATTTGCATGTTTTGAAAACGCAAGTGTTGAAGCAGATACTCTTGAAAACAATGGTCTATTCATTGATAATTCTACGAATACTCTTACTGTATTAATGCCAAATCATGGATATGATGTAGGTGATACAGTTAAGATTGAACAATTGGATAGTGAAAACTATCCTACCTTTGGTCTTGCAGGAAATACACTAACTGGTGACTCTGGTGGTAAGAGAGCAATTACTGCCGCTGATGGATTTGGATTCCAGATTACTCAAACAGGTGCATCATCAAGTGGTAGATTTGGTGGAAGAAACATTGCTATTGACAGACAAATACATTTTGATTTAGCAATACCTCAGTTCACTACATTGATTCCAGAAGACACTACAATTAATTATGGTGCTAAGTTTACTACTGGAACATCTCTTGCGAAGGTTACTGGTAACCAAGTAAGATATCAAAAAGATGGAAACTATAGTTCAGATGTATTTGTAAACGAAGAGAATAGATTTACTGCTCCAAGACTGATTGCTAAAGATTCAAATGAAACTTTAAACCTAGGTTCAGGTGTCAAGTCAACAACATTTAAAATTGACATGACAACTGCAAGGGCAAATGTATCACCAGTCATTGATGCACAAAGGGCATCATTGTCTACTCAGTCTAACCAGATTGATAAACAATCAAATAGTGCAGCTAGTGGATTAAATGTCCCATTGAACTATCAAGCAGAGACCTCTGCCTTTGGTGGTTCTACGTTAGCAAAACACATGACTACAGTTCAGACTTTAGAAGAGACTGCTATTGGTCTGAAGATTATTGTATCTTGTATGAGACCTAGTGAATCAAACTTTAGATTGTTCTTTAGAACTGCCGCCTCTGATGAGAACCTGATTGATAAAGCATTTGTTGAGCAATCACCAGAACAAACCATTGCACCAGATGCAGAGAACTTTAGAGAGTATCGTTTCTTAGCAGGTGGTAATTCAGGTTCACTTGATGACTTTACTCAGTATCAAGTCAAGATTGTGATGGAGTCAACTAATACATCTAGAATACCAATCTTTAAGGACTTGCGTGTAATCGCAATGGCAACATAATGTCTAAATTGATAATGGTGGAAGGACATGAAGGACTAGCAAGAACTGCTTCTGGGGGCATTGTTAATATAAATAAAGAAGAGATTAACATTGCCAAAGAAGCAAAAAGAAATAGAATAGCAAAAGAGGAAGAGTTTGAAACACTAAAACAAGATGTCGAGGATATCAAAACCCTTCTTCATAACCTTGTAGAGAAACTATAATGGCAACTAACGCACCAACACAAGTAATTATTACTGATACTTTCAGTCAACAAGTAGATAAGATTAACACTATATCTTTGGATTTAGGTGCTACTGGTCGTTTGTTGACGAATCAAGACTCAGATACTATCTCTGCTTTAAATGAGCATGATAGTGCAATTCGTGGCACTAACACTGGTTTAGTTGCTAGTGTTTTAACAACAACAAAAAAGAACTTAGTTGATGCAATCAATGAATTAGATAGTGATATTGGTGCAAACCCTGCATCAACTTTGACTACAACTGCAAAGACGATTACAGGTTCATTAGTTGAGTTAGATAGTGATGTAGGTGTTATATCCACACTATCAACGACAAACAAATCAAATTTAGTTTCTGCTATTAATGAATTGTTTACTTCTGTTAATGTGGATTCAGATGGTAAGAATGCACACCTAGACACAACAGGTGTCATGGAATCTCTAGAGAATCTTGACTCCGCAGTAGGTAATCTTGGTTTCGCAACATCATTTCCTGCTTCCGTAGTAGATTTAACAACTGCCGTTAACAATGTAAGGGTTGATTTATCCTTGCTAGATAGTGATAATACTTCACTAGATGGTAGGTTAGGAGCATTAGCAAGTCTAGACTCTGCTTTTATCGGTACAGAGAGAAGCAGTATAGTAAACGCACTAAACGCATTGAGGGCAGATATCGCACTAATCTTTGATGAGAATGGCACTCAACTTAACTGATGACAGGGGCAAATTATGAGTTATGGCAATGCCATTCCAATCAGACTCAAAGACTCTTCTGATGTTAGTAAGGGTTTTCAGAGATTAAATTCTTCTGACGAAGATTATCTCGCCCACAAAGTAGGCCCTACTCTCTTACAATCAGACTCTAATAACCATGGAGCAATTGGTGTTTTCCAATATGATTCATCTGCTCTAGGATTAGGTGGTCTGACTAATACAATATTTGACCAATTAGGTGAAGTTGGTAATAATGGTATTACCATAACCCAAGAATCAACTTATCTTTATAGGACAAATAGACAAAGCACTGTTCCTGTATTAAGTACCATTGGTGGTAAAAATCATCATACTCCTGCGTCTATGGAATCGGACGGTAAAGGCAGAATGGTTATTGCTGAAATGGATTCAGACCAATTCGGCACATTTATTGACCGTGTTAACGGCAAAATTATTAATGATGATTTAATTGGTGCATATAAATTAGCACTTAGTAGTTCAAGTGGTGGGAGTGAGTCTGGTTATACAGAAGTTCTATCTAATTTCTTTGGTGATAGTATAAGAGATTCCGCAGATTCAAGTGCTAGTAATATAACTAATTATAGTCTTTGGCAAAGAACTTCTGGAACTACAATTCCATCTGCTAAAAGACCTATCTTCTTTAGAAGAGGTGACAGTGATGAAGTACCAGTTCCTAATGTTCAATTTTACACGGATTCGACTGCACCTCACGATAGTGCAGGTGCTAGTGTATTTAATTTTCAAAGAAATGATATATTAAAAAGACCAGTAGTAGGATTCAGAAAATATACCACAGACAGTGCAGGTGCTAATTCTGCATTTAATTTATATCCAAATAAAAAGACTTTGGTTAAATTATTTGGTAATCATAATAATACCACATCTGAGAACAGAATGTCAAGGTTTAAAACTAATTATCTTAGAACAGATAATAGTTCCTTAGACAGTGCAAATGCAACTTTCTCTGCTTCAGATAGAATATCTTTCTTTTCAGGTAGGTCTGATTCAGATGCCGTTGGTTATTCTGAAAACAAGTTGCGTGGTGTTAAGATTAAAACTAAAAGGTTTTCTAATGTTGCAAATTATGGTGGTGTAACCAGTGCGGTAAGAAGTTCATCTACCGTTCAGAATCTAAAAGATAGTAATGGATACCATACCTTTGAGGTATTGTTTGATAAGGATACAAAATTCAATCTCAAATCATTTGATAGTGCATCACATGGTTATGGTATGGGTTCTGGTTTTTATCAATCAAACACTGGTAGCAGATGGCAAAATAGATTCCCAGTAGAGGGTTCAAGTTATCTTGAGGTCGATAGTGCAGGATTTACTAATGTGTCAAGTGCAACAAGAACTCTTATAGATGCAATAAAAACAGCGAATAGTGGAACACTACCTGCCGCCTTTGATGCGAATCCATTAAATAATTCAAATAGTATGGGTGCATTAGACTCAGACGAAATTTCATTACTTACTTTCAGAGACTTTAAGGGTCTACAAGAGATGGACTCTGATACTATTACAGGTTCACTAGGTAATAGAGCAAGACTAAGAATGCAGTTTCGAGATAGAGTTGGTTCATATGCCGTACTTAGTGCCGTTCAAGGAACACCACTAGATAATGGATTTACTGGAACTTGGGTAACAAAAGGAACTGCTACTGATACTAGAAGAGTAAAAACTGATACACAAAATTATTCTAGAGATAGAACTCGAAACTCTACCAACACCTTTAGTAGAAACTATGAGGGTACATACTCAAGAACTAGAAGCAGTAACTATGCAAGACTAAGACAGTCAAATTTTACTACAGATTTTGTTTCTAATAGGGTTACTACAAGAACAAGTAGTTATTCCGCTGGATTCTTGGGTAACTATTCTAGAAACTTTACTCGTAATTCAACTAATACTTTTACAGGTGACTTTACTAGAACCTCTACATATACCACAAATTATACTGGTAACTTTGTAGGTAATTATACTGGAAATGTCGCATACACTGGTAACTTTACTGGTAACTATCAACAGGCTGCTTCAGGTCATGCCGCTGGTACAACAATTGCAGGTGGCGCCTACAATAATTACCAAACTGGAACGGTAGGTGGTCAACAAGTAGCAGGATATTGGCAAAGCGGATATTACACATTCACAAATAGTACAAGCACAGTTCAATACTATGCCGCCTTTGATGCTGAAGATGATGGTGAAGGTGACTACTATTGGGACTATGCTTTATTTGCTATAAAGCCTGGCGTTACTGCAACTTTATGGGCAGATGGTGGTGGTGGTGGTGCTACTCCAACTATTAGTGTTGGTGGAGTGAATCAGAATATTTCTACTTCAACATTAGCAAGAGTTATTAAATATGATATGGATACTGAAGGGAATAGCCATCCTAGTTTTCCATATTCGTCTGATGTTTCAACTTTACCATTGGGTACTTATCCTTCTTATACTAGAGCTTCGACAAGAGCATCAAATGTTGCGACTAACTTTACAAGAACTCGTGCAACAAACTATACAGGTAATTTTGCAAGAATACTTAACTTTCAGTCTAATTTTGTTGGTGACTTTACTGGTAACTTTACTGGTGAATTTACTCGTGTCGGTGCAGGTAGTTTTAGTGCTGACTTTGTAGGAGATTATGTAGGTAACTTTACAACAACTAGAAGTTCTTTATATACAAGAACTAGTGAATATGCTAATATACAGATATTTTCAGCGAACTACACCACAGATTTTGTTAGTGATTATATGGGTAACTATGTAGGTGATTTTACAAGAGTTAGGGTAGGAACTTCTGGAAATAATATAATTGGATATACTGGTTTAGACCCACTTCATGAGTTTTATGGTGACACAACCCAATATGAATATCTTGGCCCTGAAAGATTCACTGGTAACTATGGCAGAATCTTTGCCCAACAGTATTTTAGAAACTTTACTGGTAACTTCACAGGTAATTATGCCAGAGATGTAAGTTATTCAAGAACTTTAGGATTCAGTAGAGATTTTATAGGTAACTTTGAAACTAATTTCCAAAGGACAAGAAGTTCTACCTTCCTTGCTACCGAAGGATTCAGTAGAGACTTTACTGGTAACTTCACAGGCAACTATACTGGTAATTTCTCAAGAGCATTTGAAGGTAACTATAGCAGAAACTTTGAAGGTAATTATTCAGGAACATATTCTAGAGACTTTACTGGTGACTTCACTGGTAATTTTATAGGGAACTACACTGGGGATATAGTAACTAGTGCTTCTGAAATAATTAATACATATACCCTATACGCTAAAAAGGCATAAATAGTGTTATGGGTAATGTAGCACTTAGATTAGATTCGGCAAACGATGGAGACCTGAAAGAAATTTCTTCGGTTCAAGAAGAATATATTGCTTATCAGGCAGGTGTTTTTATTGCACAACAAGACTCTGCTTTTGTTGGTAATCTAGGAATAATCGATACAAGTGACCGTAACATTGGAACACTTACAGATACTTACTTTACTGGTTCTGAAGGTGACCACGGATTCTCAGGTGGTAATGCAACACTAACAACCGATACTACAACTTTATATCAGAAACTTGGTATCAACTTTGAACCTGATAGTGCAGGGTCGGTAAGACGAATACCTATTGAATTTGTAGATAATAGTGGTACACCTGAAATACATGAACTTGATTCAGGTGAGATTGATGCTCTTACTGATAGATTAAAAGCAATCTTATTCTCAAAACAATATGCAGGTGTATACAAATTAGGTTCAGAAAGACCTTCTGCAAATTATTCAGCGCAAGGTGATTCTGCATCTGGTTCAGAGATATTTACAGATACAAGGTCTACTGGTGCAAGTCCAGTATCGATTAAATATTATCTCTATCAAAAAGATTCTGATACTGCAAATAAACCTACGGCAATAAGACCAACATATCTTAAAAAAGCAAACGGATTTACTGGTAGTTTCTCAGGAATTCAAGAGATGACCGATACAGAAATCGGTGATACTTTTGGTCGTAGGATGGGTGGTAGAGTTATGAACTCTACGAATGGTGTTGGTGCTTATCTAGTTAAAAGTGCAACTCAGGGTGCGCCTAGTGAAACTGGGACTTGGGTTGCTATGGGAACTGCCACAGATACAAGGCAGGGAACAGTCAATACAGATTATACTAGAAACTTTACAAGAACCAGAACATCAAACTACGGTCAAAGTTATACTAGAGATTTCTTGGGTAACTATACTGGAAACTTCACTGGTGATTATACCAGAGATTTTGTGGGTAACTATGCAAGAAATTATGAGGCTGATTATACCAGAACTTCAACTAGAGACTCTACAGTAGATAGGTCAAGCACATACACCAGAACTTCGACAAGAACTAGAACCTCTACATATACCACAGATTTTACTGGTAACTATGCCAGAAACTTTACAGGTAACTATGCAAGAAACTTCAGCGCCGCTTATACCAGAACTTCAACTAGAACAAGGTCTAGTGCTGATGGTACGACAACTACTGATAACTACACTGGGGACTTTACAGGTAACTATACAACAAACTACGCAGGTAATGCCGCCTATGTAGGTAACTTTGTAGGTAACTATACTGGTAATTATGCTCGTAACTTCACTGCAAACTATGCTCGTGCTTTTACTCGTGCTAGAGCAGTAAACTATGTTGGTAACTTCGTAGGTAATTTTACTAGGTCAGATATTTTTTATGGTCAAACTTTTGCTTACACAAGAACTCGTGTAACTACCTATACTGGTAACTTTACAGGTAACTATGCAAGAAATTATCTAGGTAACTATGCTCGTGCGTATTCAGCTGCATATAGTAGAACTCGTGCAACAACCTATAATAATGCAAACGGTACAACATACACAGGTAACTTTACAAGAAACTCTACCAGAACATCAAGCACGAATTTCTTAGGGAATGCCAATTACGCAGGTAACTTTGTAGGTAACTATACTGGTAACTATGCTAGAAACTATAGTGCAAATTATGCGAGAAATTATAGTGCCGTGTACACTGGCAACTTTGCTAGAGACTTTGCAGGTGATTACACTGGTAATTATGCCAGAGCATTTACAGGAAACTTTGCAGGTGAGTTCTTAGGTAATTACATAGGTAACTACTCTCGTGATTTCACACGAACAAGAGTATCAAACTATACTAGAGATAGTCAACGAGATAGTCAAAGAACTAGAACATCAAGTTATTCCGAAAGTTTTAGTAGAAACTTTGAAGGTAATTACACAGGAGATTTTGCAGGAACAACTATTGGTTCATCAATAGGAAGTGTAGAGACATATACCCTATATCTGAGAACGGTATAAATAAAACATATATAATAAACACTATATTAGGAGATTGAAGTGGCAGATAGAAAATGGTTAGATAATGCTTTTTGGGAAACTCCCAGAAAACACATTCTAAATTGTATTAGTGAAGAAGACGTTGGTGGAAAGGTCAGACGAAGTGTTCACAAACTAGATAAATTTGATTCAGATGGAACAGAAAATCAACTCTTCAGAGAGTGTGTAGACTTCCTTGGTATTGAAGCAATTGATGCTTCTACTGCAAGAAGATATGAAACAAAAGCAAAAGAAGCAGAAGTTGTCAAACAAAAAAGAATTGAAGAATCAAATTCTAAAAAATTAGAAAAACTTTTTGAATATAAACTTGAAACTTTTGAGATTCCAGAAATTAAACAATCAAAGAATCGTGCATTAAAAAGTAAATTGCGTAGGTCTAAATCAATACCTGAAGTAAATCTATATGCGATTATGCTTGTGAAGGAAACAATTGAAAATGCAGAGCAAGAGTAAAGGGTTTATAATAGTTGCATCTAGAAATCTAAACTTTTACAAATACGCATGTAACTTAATTTCAAGTATTCGTGATTTCTACGAAGACGCAAATATCACTC